CCCTGATAGAAGAACACAAATTAATGCAGGTTGGTATGATTGGTTTTGTAAAGATACCAGTCTATCCAATAAAACAAAAAGGATGGGCCAGATCGTTAAGCAAATCAAAGATGGTGGAAAGATTGACCTTGATAATTACTATGTTTGGTTTAAAAACAACTGCCCATTAAACGGACCTTTATTTGATGATTTCAGATTTGCTAAACAAGAAAATGGAGAGGTTCAGTTCACGATTCAAATTAATTGTTGCTGGAACAATCACAAGTTTTCTGTATTTGGAAGACGAAACGAATTCAAAGAGCCATTGTTTGAAACTGATTCTCAAAGAGAACTTGTAAAGTGGCTGAATACATCATGGGAAGATTAAGAGAGTTTATGGAGGAAATAAAAATGAAAGCAAGCCTTATTAGAAAGCCCGATTCTTCAGAGCTTATTCCAGCTTATGATATTGATATCGTTGCAACGGTAAAACTTGAAGATAGTAAATTTGATTATTTCATAGCTCATCCACTTGAAGATTATGAATTCTTAAAACCCTATAAAGATACTTCTTACAAAGATGATAAAGAAGCACACTGCATAGCAGTCTATCCAGAAACAAGAAGAGGTTATTTCATACTTGTATGCACTGAAGGGTATGATTATGCAAGATATGCAGTTGCAGTTCCAGTTTTAGGAGGTCAAGATGAATAAGTCAGTAGATGTATTAAGAAATGAATTATATGAGATTTGTGATAAAACAAACACAAGTCGAACAGGGATTGAGCATTTAATAAAGTATTATATCGAGTCACTTGGATGGACTGAGGAAAAAGCAATCAGCTACGCAATTGGCCTATTCCATAATGGAACCATTGAACAGATAAAGTTCATTGGAAAAGGCGGTGAAGAGCTATGAAAAAAGAATTGCTTGAAACACTAAAAAAAGAATATCCTGCAGGTACAAGAATTCAATTAGTACATATGGATGATGTTCAGGCTCCACCAAAAGGAACTAAAGGAACTGTTATTGGAGTTGATGATATAGGCTCGATTCTAGTTTCTTGGGATAATGGCTCAAGTCTAAATGTGGTTTATGGCGAAGATGTTGTATCAAAGGTTAAGCATTGCTGCATTTGTGGTGATGAAATTGATGGATACGGAAATAATCCTAGCCCTGTTGCTGGTAAGTGCTGCTGTGATAAGTGTAACAACAATGTAATCGTTCCTTATAGAGTATTCTTAAATAATCTAGGGAGTAAAAAGTGCGGACTACTTATTAAAAGGGATAGACTAGAACTTATAACACCAAAGAAAGGTAAGTTCACATTAAAAGAATTGCAGAGCTTTGTTGGTGGTTATATTGAAGAGGAACCACAGGTATTTCCTGGATACATTACATTTGCAGATGAAGAAGGAAAACTTAAAAATAAGGAGTTCAATGAACTAGGCTATAAAATATTTGAGACTGACTTAGTTGGAGATTTCATTTTAGTTCCAAGAGAGTTGGTTGATTAAAAATAGAGAACTTAATAAGAAGCTGGCTAGAAATAGTCAGTTTTTTAAATATAGGAGGTGGAGGCTTTGGGAAAACTAAAGAAGTATGTTCCGACACCATTCAAAGCCCAGGGCTCCGTCTACAACAAAGAACTAGCTGATAGAGCAGTATGTTTTATTGAATCTCTAAAGCACACTGATGGTATTTGGTATAACAAGCCATTTGAATTACTTGATTGGCAAGAGCAAATCATAAGAGATGTTTTTGGCATAGTAAAAAAAGATGGGTACAGGCAATTTAATACCGCCTATATTGAAATACCAAAGAAGCAAGGTAAGAGTGAACTTGCAGCGGCTGTAGCTTTGTATTTAACAATTGGAGATTTTGAAGAAGGAGCTCAGGTATACGGATGTGCAGCGGATAGAAATCAAGCAAAGATTGTATTCAATGTTGCTAAGAAGATGATTTCACTCAATCATTATCTTTCAAAGCATGTGAAGATATCTGAATCAAAAAACCGAATTGAATATGGCAACTCATTTTATCAAGTATTAAGTGCAGAGGCCTATTCAAAGCATGGTTTTAATATTCATGGTGTTGTGTTTGACGAACTTCATGCGCAACCAAATAGAAAACTTTATGATGTAATGACTAAAGGTTCAGGGGATGCAAGAAAGCAGCCTCTTTTCTTTTTAATCACAACTGCTGGAGATGATACAAATTCGATTTGTTATGAGATTCATCAAAAGGCAAAAGACATATTGGAAGGAAGAAAAATTGATAAAACATTCTATCCAGTAATTTATGGAGCAGATGTAGATGATGATTGGACTGATCCTAAAGTTTGGAAGAAAGCTAATCCATCGCTTGGTGTAACTGTTGATATTTCAAAGGTTAAGGATGCATGTGAATCTGCAAAGCAAAATACTGCAGAAGAAAATACATTTCGACAACTAAGACTTAATCAATGGGTTAAACAAGAGAAAAGGTGGATGCCCATGCGTAAGTGGGATGATTGCAAGATGGATTTTGATATTGAAAAGTTAAAAGGTAGAGTTTGCTATGGTGGACTTGACCTTTCATCAACAACAGATATCACAGCTTTTGTACTTGTCTTTCCACCGACAGAAGATGATGACAGGTTTTATGTTCTCCCTTATTTCTGGATTCCAGAAGAGAATCTAAGAATGAGAGTTGCTAGGGATCATGTTCCATATGATGTCTGGGAAAAGCAAGGATTTATTCAAACCACAGAAGGTAATGTTATTCATTATGGATTTATTGAAGCGTTTATTGATGGTTTAGGAAAAATCTACAACATAAAAGAAATAGCCTTTGATAGATGGGGCGCAGTTCAAATGACGCAAAACCTAGATAATTTAGGATTTACAGTAGTTCCATTTGGTCAGGGCTTTGCATCTATGTCACCGCCTACTAAAGAATTGATGAATTTGGTCCTTCAAAAAAAGCTTATTCATAATGGCCATCCAGTCCTTCGTTGGATGATGGATAACATTGCAATCAGAAATGATCCAGCAGGAAATATCAAAATGGATAAGGCTAAATCAGTTGAAAAAATCGATGGTGCAGTAGCAACAGTTATGGCACTTGATAGAGCAATAAGAAATGAAAAAGAAGATAAAGGTTCCGTCTATGACTCAAGGGGCCTTTTATTCATTTAGGAGGTAAACGATGGGAATATTAAATATTTTCAAAAGGGCTAGAGATAAGCCTGAAAATAAAACAGCTGGTTCAAGTTACACCTTTTTTATGGGCGGAAGTTCAGCAGGTAAGGTTGTAACAGAACGAAGTGCCATGCAAATGACCGCTGTTTATTCATGTGTGCGAATACTAGCGGAAGCTGTAGCTGGCCTTCCTTTGCATCTTTATAGGTACAAAGAAGATGGAGGCAAGGAAAAAGCAATAAACACAAATCTTTATCACTTGCTTCATGATGAACCAAATCCTGAGATGTCATCTTTTGTATTTAGAGAAACTCTCATGACACATTTGCTTTTATGGGGTAATGCTTATGCGCAGATTATAAGAAATGGCAAAGGTGAGGTTATTGCCTTGTATCCTTTAATGCCAAATAAGATGAGAGTTGATAGAGATGAAAGTGGTCATATCTATTACGAATACAGAAAAACAACCGATGAAGCAAATGCTAAAGAGAATGAAACTGTGATTCTTAGTTCATTTGATGTTTTGCATATTCCAGGACTTGGATTTGATGGTCTTGTTGGTTACTCACCAATTGCTATGGCTAAAAATGCTATAGGTTTGGCTATTGCAACAGAAGAGTATGGAGCTAAGTTCTTCGCTAACGGTGCTGCACCAAGTGGTGTCTTAGAGCATCCAGGAACAATTAAAGATCCTCAAAGAGTTAGAGAAGCATGGCAGTCACAATTTGGTGGTAGTGGAAATTCTGGTAAAGTAGCTGTTCTTGAGGAAGGAATGAAGTATACACCTATTTCAATTTCACCAGAACAAGCACAATTCCTAGAAACCAGAAAGTTTCAAATAAATGAGATAGCAAGAATATTTAGAGTTCCGCCTCACATGGTAGGAGATCTAGAAAAATCAAGCTTCTCAAATATCGAACAGCAATCATTGGAGTTTGTGAAATATACACTTGATCCATGGGTTATTAGATGGGAGCAAAGTTTAGCACGCGCGCTTTTGAATCCTGATGAGAAAAAGGAATATTTCTTTAAGTTCAATGTAGAGGGCCTATTAAGAGGTGATTATGCATCTCGTATGTCAGGTTATGCAACAGCTAGACAAAATGGTTGGATGTCAACGAATGACATAAGAGAACTTGAAAACTTAGATCGAATACCAGCCGAACAAGGTGGGGACCTATATCTAGTAAATGGAAACATGACACCACTTAATAGAGCGGGTGAGTATTTGGATAAAAACAAAACTAATAAGGAGGAAGACAATGAAGAAGTTTTGGAAATGGACAAACGAAACCGAATCAGAAGAGAGGGTTCTTGAGATTAATGGAACCATTGCAGAAGAGTCCTGGTTTGATGATGATATAACTCCTCGAATGTTCAAGGATGAACTCATGAAAGGAAATGGTCCTATTACAATTTGGATCAATAGCCCTGGAGGAGATTGTATTGCAGCAAGTCAAATCTACACAATGCTTGTTGATTACAAAGGTGATATCACCGTCAAAATTGATGGAATTGCGGCAAGTGCTGCATCAGTTATTGCAATGGCTGGTACAAAAATCTTGATGAGTCCAACATCTCTTTTAATGATTCATAATCCAGCAACTACTGCATTTGGAGACCATAGGGATATGGCTAAAGCTATTGACCTATTAAATGAGGTAAAGGAATCCATTATCAATTCATATGAAATTAAGACAGGACTTTCAAGAACTGTACTTAGTCACATGATGGATGACGAAACATGGATGAATGCCAATAAGGCAGTAGAGTTGAAGTTTGCTGATGGTGTTTTAGAAGATGAAAAAAGACATCTATCAACTCCAGAAGCATATGAATTTTCAACCAGAGAATTTGCCAGCATGCTTATGAATAAGATTTCTGGAAAATCAAAAGTTGTTAATGAAGAAGATCAAGGGCGAGATGTAAAAATGCTCAAAAATAGAATTCAAGCAATTAAAAAAGTTATTTAAGGAGGATAAAAACAATGACTTTGATTGAGTTAGTAAACAAAAGAAAGGCTGTTCTTGAGGCCATGGATAAATTCCTAGATACAAGAAAAAACGAAAGAGGCTGCTTATCTAAAGAGGATGATGCAACCTATGCTGATATGGAAAAAGAATTTGAATCTTTAACCAATGAAATCTCTCGTATGCAAAGACGTGAAGCAATGGAGAAGGAAATGGAAAAACCTGTCAACTCTCCAATTACTGCTAAACCTATGACTGCAAAAGAAGATGAAGATAAAACTGGTCGTGCTTCCAAAACATACAACAAGAACTTCTGGAAGATGATGAGAGCTAAAAGCGCTAGACCTGACGTTGTTGATGCACTTCAAGTTGGTACTGATACTGAAGGTGGATATTTAGTTCCTGATGAATTTGAACATACTCTTGTTGAAGCGTTAGAGGAAGAAAACATCTTTAGAAAACTTGCTCACGTTATTACAACTTCTAGTGGTGATCGTAAGATTCCTGTTGTTGCATCTAAAGGTTCTGCATCTTGGGTTGACGAAGAAGGAACAATTACTGAAAGTGATGATGCATTCTCTCAAGTTTCTATTGGTGCTTATAAACTTGGTACTCTTATCAAGGTTTCCAATGAATTATTGAATGATTCTGCATTTGATCTTGAATCTTATATTTCTAATGAATTCGCTAGACGTATTGGTACTAAGGAAGAAGATGCATTCTTCAATGGTGATGGTACTGGTAAACCTACAGGTATCTTAAATGCCACTGGTGGTGCTCAAGTTGGAATCACTGCTGCAAGTGCAACCACAATTACAGCAGATGAGCTTATTGATTTATTCTATTCGTTAAAAGCACCTTACAGAAAGAAAGCTGTATGGATTTTAAATGATGCAACTATCAAGATTATCAGAAAGTTAAAAGACAACAATGGTAACTACTTATGGCAACCTGCATTAACTGCTGGAACTCCAGATACTATTTTAGGTAGACCTGTCTACACATCTAGTTATGTTCCAACACCTGCAGCTGGTGCTAAGACTGTTATCTTTGGTGATCTTTCTTACTACTGGATTGCAGATAGACAAGGTAGAAATTTCAAGAAATTATCTGAGCTTTATGCGGCTAATGATCAAACTGGTTTCGTTG